TTTATATCAAACCTAGCCCAGTCTTCAAGAGTCTTTGTAAAATACATCGACCCCATAGAATCTTGGTCACGGTATGTACCCTCAATGTCCATGCCCACGTACTCTTCAATGTAAGAGCCAATAGCTGCCGCATGAGCTTGTTTTACGTCCTCAGATGAGTTAGGTATACCACCGAGCTCTATCTCTGTCTTAGAGAGCTTGCTGTAGTGTTTGTCTGGACGATTAATGGAGAATGGTCTGTATCCTCTATTTTTAAAGTGATACAGTAGTCGTTGCTTATTGTTCTCAATTAGTATTGGCATACCATAAAATACACATGCCATAAGAACATCCTCAAAGAATATCTCCGCTGTCTGAGGCCGTGCTATATACTCTAAAAAAAATTCATTCGTTGGTGCGTTTTCCATGTGAAACTTAGTCATTCCATGAAGAGCACCATTCGATCCACCACCACCTACAACTCCAGATATGTCATACGGGTCACACCCAAACGATCCAATGTTTTCATTTCCAGGATACTTTAATCCCTTCCTGTCTAACACATTGTTTCTTTTGTTCTGCTCTGGTATCCATGACACAAGAAATCTACCCTTCTGATCTGGGGTCCATACAACAGTTGTGTCTGGCTTACCGTCCTTCCAGTGGAAGTAACCCCTAGTTAAGACTCTATCCTTTATTAGTGAGTCGTTATAGTCAATCTGTTGGTATATCTTTGTCAAGTTAAATAATGACTGCTTTGACTCATCCCTAAATGCATGAGACTCAGTCCTTGGAAACTGACGATAAAATTCATTTAGTGCGTCAGCATCAGACTTTAATGCAGTAACCTCGTTTGTCCACCAAGTAATAACACCGTTAGTTATTTTTTCTCCGTCCATTCCAATAACTGGTGTTTTTGGATCTTCAAAAACGGGCCATCCATACCTATCAATGTACCCCTCAATATTCCATTCCATTGGGATAAATAATGAATACAATCCCTGCTTAGTTTGACCATTGGCAGATCGTGATGCAGGGTTACTATCGTTAAATAGTTTCTTAAAATTATCACCACCCTTAGACAATGCATTTGACGTTGATCCCATCATACACTTACCTACAATCTTTGATCCCAACCTAAGACAGGTCTTTGTTACACGCCAATTGTTTAAAATGTTTTCAGGCTTCTCCCACTTTCCAGATTCGTCATGAACTAGCAATAGTAATTTTTCACCGTCATAACTATTGTCAGCAGTATTCTTCCAGTCAATCGTAGTATCAAGACCATCAATCTCTTCAGTCTTTTCATCGTCCATGTTCCTTCTTGTAATCTTTGAAGCTGGAACCCTAAACGCAAGCTCGGTCTTTGGATTGTCCATACCGTCTTGTATTGGCTTAAAGAAGAATGGGTAGTTACGTATTATTGGAACAACCTTATCAGTAAACATTTTTTTTGCGTCAGAACCTGTCTTAGATAGTATACCAATTCTAGAGTCACGCACTATAGTACCAGTGCTACAAGACTCAGACGAGCTCATAAAAGAAAATCCAGAACGTCTATTCTTTAGGTAGCACATACCAAAAGATCTAGCGTCTGCCTTGCAAGCCTCCCAGAAAATATAAAATATCCTGTTTGACTCACGAAAATCAGGAAGTCCAACGTCTATCTTTGTCCACTGTAAGTACATGTAATGACTGCCAGTTACGTAGGTAGGGGTATTATTATTCATAAACCAATAACCATACTCCCTCTTGTCAAACTCGCCCTCGACTAAGTCTATATACCGTGACTTAAAAACATTGTCCCTCCTATTCCAATCAAAAATAGTTTTTATTTTTTGTAGTTCTTCAGGGTATTCTTTTGGAGTCCAAACATTATTAAAGTTGTCTACCTTGGTTGGGGTACTTGGAAGTGCAACCTTTAGGCCTCCTATTTCGTATATATCACCTATAGTGCCATCCTTAGATATTACGACAAAGTCATAGTCACTGCTGTATCCGTAAGACCATGCTTTCTTTTTATTCCTAGTAGTTACAACACTTTTAGGAACTTGATCTAAAACAACCCTGTATAAGTTATTTTCCATTCTTAGCTCTTCCTTCAGCAAATCCTTGCCTTCCATGATCAATCTTAACGATGTCTACATTTTTATCTTTGTTCTCCTCCTCCTCAATCTTATGTAGCATAGATAGTGCATCGTCAAAGGCTAACTTTTTAGCAGATGCTGCATTTTTTAATTTATCGGCTGTAAGGTCATCCTCAGCATGAGTAATAATTGGCTCCATTAGAACCTTAATAAGCTCGTCAATAGCCTTCTTACCAGCCTCAAGTATTTCTATTTTTTTAGACATATGTTCCTGTTGTACATTCTGTAAACTAAATCACCGTTTATCTTAAACTCATACTCGCTGTCTGGAGTAAATGAAACTACATCACCAACAGATACACCCTCTAATTCATTATTGGTAAAGATTAGTTCACCCCATAATTCCTCAAGGCTACCCAAAGACGAGAACACCTTATCCTCAGATGGGATTGGCTTCACAAAACAAAATGGTGATGGTGCCATCCAATCAGATTCACCTGACTTGTAAAGGTACAATTGATCGTCCTGAACAATAAAGAAGTCGTCAAACAAGTAGTTCCAACTACTCTTTTGTCTACCCTTCATGTCGTAGTAAAACTTAAATGTGTTGTGATGAACAACCACTATGTCCCCTGGCATTATTGGTCCAGTGTAGTACATTGGTGTGCATATTACCTCAGCAAACCTATTTGTAGATTTGTGGTCCTCCTGTGATGAGCTTATGATAAATGGCTTACCTCCGTAAGTTCTTATATTATCGTACCGCTTTCCATCAACTGGCTTGATGATAAAACAGTATGGTGACTTCATTAAAAATCTATTTTAAACTCTATTGATGTTGGAACGTTACTAGAAAAAGTTTTCCACTTAATTATTTCTCCAGATTTTATTATCCATATAGATATTGATCCAGAGTCATCCTTTAGTATGGAATCTATTACCCAAGTTCTATCAAGAACTTCTTGCCCTAACATATAGTGCATGCACTTCATGTAGTCAGGGCCAATAGACACTTTTCTAATTATATTCACCTGTCTGTAGATTTACTTTAATGTCTCCATACTCCTTAATTATCTCATCCTGATAAGACGATAGATCAAAGGCTGCTGTTTCAAGATTTGAAAGTGTAGCGATTTTTTGGCTTTTTAGTCTATTGAAGGTAACCTCAATGTCTGCCAATTGGAACTTTAATTCCCGAAAATTTGTGTTAAGCTCAACTAACTTAGAGAGCTCCTCTTTTTTTATTTTTTTCATTTTATTAAATTTATTATGCAAATATACTAATTATATTCTAAATATCATAAATACGAACTGCACGAACTTGAGCAGCAGTACTTTTAGTTGTATTACTCAGTCCTCCTGTTTGAGAAACTAAAAGATTTCCATTGGCAGCACTAAGCTCTGTTGAACTCCAATAGCTTGCTTGAAGAAATCCATTAACATCTCCTAAAACTTTATTTATTATTGCTGCTGAACCAAAACATAAATTTATTTCCCAAATTGAAGGTAAATACCAATCGCTAAATGCTCCACCATTATGTAATCTAGCTGCCCCTGCTGCATATGTATTAGCAGCTGCTGCACCTGTTTGTGATATAATAGCATTTGTATTAATTAAACCATTTGATGAGCTTTGTGCTGTAGACCCTATCACAGTACTTTGAAATGCAGGCAAAGTCCATTGAACTGAAGTTAAATTAGTTAAACTTGCTATAAGAAGTTTAGTAACTCCACTTTCATTCCATTCCGCTGCAACTATTCCTCCTCCAAGTAGTTTCCCAATATTCCCACCACTAACACCTAAAGCCAATAAATCACCAACTAAGAAATTTTTAGTTTCATTGTTTGCATTTACATCAGTACCAATTAACCTATCATTTAATGTAGGTGTAGAATTAGCATAGTTTTGTATTTTCATTTCCCTTGTCCTTTATATTTTTTTTTATAATTCTTTGATGTCTTTAATTGTGATGTCTTGCTCTTAGCGTGAACGCCAGGTCGACTAATAAATCGAACTATTCTTTTGCTGGACTCTAATTGCTTTTTCATTATTACAAAGTTACATATTTTTTTTATTACTCTTTTATCTCAAAGTGCATGTAGTCGTAGTTCTTTTCACGACCTAAAGATATAAAGCCATGCTTGTAGAAAATATCTATCATCTGCTTGTATTCAGGTCTAGCAAATCTTGCTGTCTTTGATGACTCCTTAAGTAAGTTTCTAGCAGGGTCTAAGTCAATGGCTATTCCCCATGAATGCATAGACAAAGCATTTCCTCCCCTCATCTTCCTGTAGTTAAAACAGCCACCAAATAAGTCTATTCCTAACTCCTTAATCTTATCGTATCCATATACAGATAGTAGTTCATTAAATACAGCTGTGAAATTATCAGCTACTAACTTATGACACATCATAGAATTTACTGAGCTGTCTAA